TAAAACCATAATCCGTATAGGTGATGTCGCCAATAAAGTCCAAATAAGAGGAACCATCCCCCGTTCGTGACTTCCCGATTTCTACCGAGGCCGCGCCCGTAGATAACGCAGTACTACCGACGTTGAGCGTGGGGGTTGCTGAGTTAAGTGTTAAGACTTCGGCGGAACTTATCGTGAGGGCCGTTGAAGTAGCATTGTCGTCAATGCCAGTAGAAAGATCATCAATCATTGCTTTAGTAAGTCGAAGATCTATTCTTGCTCCATCTGAAAATGCAAAACCACTAGTATCATCTTCTCCACGAGTACACGTTAAAACATTTCCAGTAATATCTGTTACTCGAATAATTTCAATAGTTGCTCCCTCAATTATTGTGAGGTAACAATGATTAGTACTCGCTGTAGTGACAGCAGGAAATACTGATGCATCCGTAACCGTAATAGAAGTAGCTACATCAGTAATACTCCCATTTAAGGTAGTCGTTGCATTATTTGTATATTTAACTGACATCAGCTAGCTCCTAGGAAATAGTAATTACCCAGGTGATGGTCATGGTATCGGATTCACCTTTATTAATAACATTGAATACTGTCCGACAAGCCATCGTACCGCCAGAGCTATTATTAAATACCCCAGCTTCAGTAATAGCTGCTGTAGCTGGTGCAGTAACATCAGGAGTATCCGCCGCAAAAGTACAAGCAAATGTAAGTGTATTAGTAGAGGCTGTACCTCCTGCTACAGTTAACGCAATACGAGAGGCTGCTGATTCCGTTTCTAGCGTGGTATCTCCTACATCTGCTGCAGTGGTACCAGTACCAATAGCCATGTGAGTCATGGCGTCATCAGCAACACCCTGCATGCGGGAAGCTACCCAATTCTTACCAGCGGTAACTACTAGATTATCGATATCTCGAACACGTTCTCCATTCATATCGATCATAACTCTGCCCTTAAGCAGCAAACCTTCATTCGTAATCATGAGTCTGTAACCTCCAATAGTTACTAATTTAAAGTTAGGGTATTAATAGGAAGACCATTAAGAGCTTGTCCTATTGTAAATGAAACACTTGCATCATCTGTAAGTGTTGCTTCAGCTAGCAATAAATTATTATGTCCTACATTAATTGCTACATCTTCAGTCGGTGTTAATGTTTCATTAAATGTCCTGTTAAATTGATTCACTGGACTTAGTAAATCACTCAACATTACTACTTCAACTGAGTTAAATCCAATATCCGTAACTGAAGCATCTGACAAAATAGCTGTATCAACTGAACTAGTTTGAGCAGTGACATCTATATCTACATTAGTGAGATATCTAACTCCCAGTCCTACAAGCATATCTGCATTAAGAGTATCGGCATTTAGTAAAGTACTTTCACTTTCATATTCATAATAAGTTAAGTCATCTATAACTAAACTATCTGTAAGTGTACGATAGTAATCAACAGCATAATCAAAAGTATCTGATGCAGTAAGTGCTTCAGCAAGTGTGCCCATACCGAAGGATATTAAAGCAGGATCATTAAGAGTTAACGAATCAGCTGAAGTTCGAGTAATAACAAATGCTGGAAGGTCACTAAGAGTAAATTCATCTGTAGTAGCAAAATTCTTACTATCATAATTAAGATGAATATTAGCTGTGGCATGAGTATTAGTAACTCCAGCCCCAGCCTTTACGTAATTAATACCAGCAGTAGCTCGGATATTAATTACTGAAGGAGTAATAGTGCTCCTCATGCAAAATCATCCCGTATCTTAAATTTCATCTTGTCAAATACGGTCATAATCCGTCCATCACTAAAAGTGATCTCAATCTCTCCTTCATAAGTACCTGCATCTACATCCAACGTATCTACATTCCATGGCATATAGCATGTGCCATCTTCAGCAGTTTGAATGGTACAAGGAAGGCTATCGAGAGTAGCACTCTCACCAAGACGGCGAAATTTTACAAGAATAGTGGTACCAGTGAGATCAATAGGATCCCAGGTAGTGGGGTCATCTGGGTCTAGAGTTAATCCAGTAGCTGCCGTATTTGAATCACGGAGAGTGAAGTTAATTTCGGGCTTATCATCGCCCGCAACTAAAAGAATAGTGTCGTAGTACGCCATATCTAATCACCAAATTTAACCGCTATCGCGGGTTATTCTCAGCATTGGTATGCAAGTAATTAGAGACTAGTATTATGTAAATATGTAGCTAAGTCAATAAATTACACGAATCCGTTATCTTCTAGCTTGCTGTTATATTCAATTTCACTATTTCCCCACATTCCTGAATTAACTAGTTGCTTACAACTAGCCTCATATCTCTGGTAATAGGTATTGTTCTCATCTTTAATATCGCCGCTAATAGCACTATGGGCTTTATATGCAGCATAATTAAGAAGAGCTTCTGTATACACTTCACTAATCTTCAGATTAGTAGCTGCTGCGGAGGCTTTAGCCGGAGCTGCAGCGTACTCTAAGATAATTTGCTCTCTACCCTCACTATCCGTGCCTTTGATTACTGCTTTAAATGGCTCAGGGATAAGAATAGATACCGCAGTATCTACGTCAGATACTAGTTTTACATAGCTATCTTTGATAGATACCGGTACTAAATCTGCAGCGTAATATGCCCGAATAGGAATCAAGAAGGTGGTAGGAAGGTTATATTCTTCCCCATCAACAGGGAGATCCATTTCATAGTCTTTTCGAAGTAAATGGAATCTCTTATGCAGGGCAAGATTAGCTAAATTGATATAGTTGATGAATTTACTCTGGTTTGCTAATTGTACTGTAGTAGGGGCTATAGCTGGATTAAGATCCATATCCCCTACGTTGTTTATAGCTAACTTGCTACATTCACTGGTAATTAGTAGATCGATATATTCAGAAACTTTCATTAGTTACCTCACACAAAATAAGAGCTATCGCCTTTAACTCTTGTTGTAGAGTCATCACCCCACATAGATGAAGACAAAGGTTCTTCCTGTTCTTCCGCGGTAGCCACTTCAGATGGCCTCCACGAGTTTAATTCAGCTAGCATGCTGATGGTATCTATTTGGTCATCATGTTTGCTCTTGAAGCCTTTGAGAGTAGCTAAAGACAACTCCATAAGCAATTCAGCTAGCTCTTTACTGTCTTTAAGTTCTTCTGGAAACCAGATCTTCTTAGATTTAAATAGAGGTACTGCATTCTGTTGGAATCTACTTAGCTTATCTTTGGTAGGTCTAATGCCAATAGAATTGCTATTCTTGCCTGTAGAGAGAGTAAAGTAAATATTCCGTAGACCCATCTCATTTTGGATCCAACTAATGAATCCTCCTTGCTGCCCAGTAACCTCAATACCTACTTCTTGGGGAGAGTACTCTTGAACTAAACGAAATAGGTTATCTACGTTCTCATTCATAAGAGCTTTCTTACAATACCCATCTACCCACATCCAATCCCCATTGTTATTAAACGCCCATACGTTGATTACACTGAAATCAGCATGCTGTTTATCACTAGTAGCAAAATCCGTAGTTATATAAAAATTAAATGCTCCTTTACTTTGGAGCACTGTTCTACGTTTGTACCAAATAAGATCTGAATCTTTGATTAGTCTCTCCTCTGGAGACATAATCCTCAGCATCAACTCTTGGTTGAATGCATCAATTTTTCCTGCGCCTTTAGCCTTCTCATATTGGTTTTTGACATAGTCATAATCAAATCTATCCGGCCATGCGCTGCGGAAATCCTCCCTAGAACACGGGAACGCCTCGCATACCGGGAAGACGTTAACGTGCCAAACGCCTGACTCAATTGCTTTATATAGGGGGTCTTTAGCGTTAAAAGGAGTACCCGACCAGATAATTTTTCGTTTGTTTGGGTGGAGAGCGTAATCGATAGCTTTATAAACGGTATTTTCCACGTTCTCAATAATCGTGGGAGACTTGGCATCTTCATCTCCAATTAAGTCATCAAGGATTGCTAGTTGAGGACGGGTGTTTAATTCAACTGTTCCTCGTACACCTGTCTTGGCGCCATGGCCTGATACTACAAATTCTTTATTATCAGCATTCTTAAAATACCATCTGATATCTGTAAACCTGGTTTCAGCAAGGTACTTCTGTAAGAAGGCACTATGCTCACATCGTCTTTCCAGACGAAGGCGCATTTTCTTAACACCATTCTCAATACTGTCTGATACGTACAAAGAGTAATCTATAGATCCAAAACCAGGAATCTCACCATAGACTGCTATATAAAGAAATAGATACTCAGCAAAGATACTAGTTTTAGCTAAACCACGAGAACACATATTGGCAGTATTCTCTTTTTTGCCAGTAATATTATCCAGCATGTTGTAATGGACAACAGGAGATTTGTTTTCTTCTCCCCTCTCGCCATTAACTAATTTGATAAAATTAATGAATTCAAGAGCAAACGCAGAAGGGACGTAATTGGGGTCCTCAATGTAACTAACTTGATTGAGCCAATCATCTACAGTCTTTTTTACTGGGGGCATGTAACTTCTCTAGCTAAGAATTCACAGCAGCTCTCATGCCTTCCTGTACGTAGATATCCTGTATCCTCATCTACCGTGCATTCTCCTTCCATTGCTTCCCCATCCCCATCCCAATAAATACATTTAAGACAGATCTCTTCCTTATTTTTCATTAGATACCTCAGAGTATTCTGCCTCAGCAGGTACTTCTTCTACCTTCTTAGCTAAGATTTCACTATGGGCTACATCTTGTGCACTAACTTGGCCACCCATAATCATTTTCATTTGTTGTTTAGCTAAAGCACGAGTAGTAGCCCTAAGGTCATCCACTACATCATTACTATAATTAACATCTACAGTTAGCTTGGCTGCTATAGGCGCCGCTAGATTATTAATAAGACTCTCTGCAGCCTTCTGCCTCACCATTTCTGATTTAGCGGTATGCATCAGGTCAGCCTGAACATTAATAGCCTTCTGATAAATACCAGCATTCAGGATATGGGTAGGTACAAGAGTCTGCTCTAGGATCTTAGTAACTAATCCATTCTTAGCATAATTGTCTGCAAAGCTAGCTATCTGAGATTTAGAAGTACCTCTGTCTATCAGACTCTGATACCGATCTGGGAAAACCTTGGAATAAGCTGTGGATGAAATATCTCCCATCAACTTAAGAGAGACAAATTTAATGGCATTAATATAAGCAGAGAGGGAATACTTACCTGTAGTAAGTACAGACATATAAGTTAGGGAATTGTCCCTAAATACTCTCCGCATCTCAGAATTAGGTTCTGAGTTAATTAACTCGACCAGCTCATCTGTCACATGCCTACGGAGCTTCTTATCTGGAAGACTCCCTACTACCATATCCTTAGTTAGGTGATCTGTAGTCTCCAGGTCTGCCTCAGTATCTGGAAGATTAGCTAATTGCATTAATTTGTATTATCCGTAGTTATCCATGTTGCCTGCCCATCCCAATATGGAGATT